TTATTCCGGCATTTTTGTGGTATTTGTGGCAAAATTTGTGGTATTTTCATCTGTTTTTAGTGTGAAAAAAGCATCTACTTTGGACTGATTATATTGACGCAAATTAGAACTTAGATGACTATAGTATTTCAAGGTTGTATTAATATCATCATGACCAAGTCTATCAGCTACATATATAATATCCATGCCAGCTTCTACACATAAGCCTGTGTGCGTATGTCGTAGCTTGTGTAATGTCACTGGTTCAGAATTAATTGTATTACATATCTTCTTCAAAGCTTTATTACATGACGCGTTGTCAATGGGCTTATTGTGGTAAGTGATGAATAATAACATCAACGGATTCTGTATATCATGTTCTTTCATATAATCAGTATGCCATGTAAGATAAGACTGTAAATATTGAACAGTAGAGTTATCAATATAAATCACACGTGATTTTTTTGTCTTGGTATCAATGAACGTATTAGTGTATTTATAATCCCAAGCTTTATTCACTGATATAGATTGTTTAGTAAAATTGATGTCTTTCTTTGTTAATGCAATAATTTCTTCGAATCTCATGCCTGTCTGGACAGCTAGAAAGATAACTGCTCGTGATACAGAATGGAATTTTGCAAGTTCTTCTAATAATAAATGAACCTTGTCCGTTTCCATGAATTGCGCTTTTGTTTTCGCTACGTCCTGTCCGCTTATATGAGCGCCTATGGCTGGGTTTTTCTTCATGTAGCCTAAATGGACAGCTTTATTAAAAATCGCTCTAATTTTGCGGTGCCTGGTGTCTACAGTGGATATTGCATAGTCTACAGATAAATGATTAATAAATTGTTGATACTGCACAGCATCTATGGAATTAAGTTTTCTTTTTTCGCCAAAATAATCAACAAATTGATTATAAGCTAAGTCATATAAATTAATTGTTGATTGACTACTTTTACCTTCTTTAAAAGTTTTCATAAATAATTCGTAAAACTCTTTGAATTTCCACTCTTTTAAAGAACTACTATCATGTTCAGCTTGTTTTAATAATTTAGACGCTTTATACATTAAGTTTGTTTCACTTGTATCTGTCAAACGCTTTTCTTTCCATTCACCGTCGACTTTGATGCGCAAACGAACGGCGTATTTTCCATTTTTTAACTTTTTAATTTTCATTAATAGCACCACCTCTTTGATTTGGAACGTATGTTCTTTTGAAGGGTACAGCAAACTATGTTAAAATATATTTGCATACTCCTATGTGTGTGTTTGAAAACGCTTATCTCTTGCGGGGAGGGCGTTTTTTGTTATTTAAGTGTTATTCTTGCATCATAATCTTTAAATGAATCTTCTTCGTAATTATCTGTTTCATAACTAGCAGACCAAGTTAGTCGTATATCTTTTATATCAGATACATCATTTAGTGTTGGTAAAACATATACTACTGCACCATCTTTACTTACACCTTGCATTATTTCTCCACCAACATCGTCACTTTCAAACATTGAAGCTTCTATTTGTTCGCCATTTGTAACTAATACTCCTTGTTCAGGATAAGTATTGAAATCAATCTTACTAGTATTGTTAATTTCATAATTAACAATAACTAGCCCTTCGCCTTCCTCACCATCTTCTTCAAGTTTAGCAGGATCTACTTTAAAAACAGATACTGAACTTATTTTTGTTTGCAAACCTTTCCAATCTTCACTCCAAGATGTTGCATAGTCTTCACTATCAATAATACCACTATCAGTTTCTTCCTCCATTGTTGTTTCATCTTCAGTCAAATCTTCAGACTCATTTGTGGTAGAGGTACTTTCTTCTTTGCTTTCTTCCTTTGCACTATCAGATGAATTTCCACATGCTGTTAGGCCAAAACTAAAAACAATTAATAAACCTGCTAACAATAATAATTTTTTCATCCCAATTCTCCCTTTATTAAATTTTTATATAAACACATTTGTGTAAATACCTAACAAGCAATAATCTGTATACTACTTCTAAAAATGATAACATATCCGTTACACTCAACAGTGTTACCATATTTACTTTTATAATATTCTATAGAATGTTTTAAAAATTCTTCTGTAACTTCTAAAAAATCCGCAACTTCGTAGTATTCTGTGCAACCTTCATAATAAGAATCAATTATTTTTCGCAAAGGTACTAGTGACTCATAGCCCCAATTTCTAGCAAGATTTTCCTGTTTTCTATCATTAACTGTTTCTTGTTTAATAATATTACCAACAGTCAAATGATGATGTCCAACTTCCTCTGCTAATGTACAGCGCATTTCAATATCATTTTGTTGAGGATTTACGAATATTCTACTATTATAGTATAATCCTTTGTGAACCTGCTCCATGTTCTTATCTTCAATGATAGTCAGCTCAGGATATTGCTCTCTGTATTTATCTAACCACATGTGTTCATCTCATTTCTTATTTATATTTTTGCTGAATAAAATCAATATATTCAAGAATTTTTTTCATATCTTCTTCTGTGGCAGCGGGATCAATGTGAGCTGCAAGTGTTGCCGCTTCTTGAGGGATGTCGTTGTCGACATAGGGGTTGTCAGTTCTACCTAAAAGATAATCTGTAGAAACATTGAAATAATCAGCTACTTTTTTTAAACTTTCTCCGTTTGGGATTTTTTTCTTCCAGGAATAAAGTGAATTCCTACCAAATCCCAGTTTTTCTTCTAGTTCAACAATGCTAATTTTTTGTTTCTCGGCTAAAAATTTCACCCTATCAAATGTAGTCATATCATACACCTTTTCATATTGGTTATGAACAATTTAAATTTTAATAAAGAAAATGGTTGACATCTAACTTAAAGTTTAATATACTATGTTCATAAGCTAATTATTTAGCTAAACGAGTCAACGAATAAACCTATAAAATACTCGTTCCCCAACGATTTATGGCTCAATTGTATGCTTATTTAGCTATGTCTAGATTCTACACTAAAGTTTAAAATTTGTCAACAATATGCTAAATAATTAGCTAATTAGATAGAAAGGAGAATGATGTAATGAAAATACCTAAAAGACCAAACTTTAATAAAAGACCATATCCCTCAAATGAAGAGATTGAAGAATGGCACGATTTCATAACATTCGTATTGACACGTAGTTCGCTTATAGTTTCGATAATTTCATTGATAGTTGTAATTTACAGATCCTGATAAAATGTCCACTGTTAATCAATGAGAGCGCCACAATGCTATAACACTGATTATAAGAGCAGATATTGAAATAGCCCATGTCACTACCTTAGATTCAAAGGTGAACAATTGAGATTTGCCTTCTACTGTTATCACATAATAATCACTGTAATTTGGCATAGGGAATTCCATGACCTCACTATATGTACCATCTGGCACTCTACTTAGCCACTCATTTTCGATAATAATATCGAGATGTTTATAGGTGTCTTTTATTCTTACCTTTTTAAAAACCATTGCGGTTAAAAGATGTTTGTATATGAAAAAGTTCACTTCACATATCACCTCGCTTTCACGATAAATTATAACATGTGAAAAACTAAACAAGAAAGGATAACAATAATGACTTTAAACGATAAAATCATATTTTACTTAATGGAAAACCCTAAAGCAACCAATTCAGATATCGCTAATTTCTGTGAAATACAAGAGAATCATGCAAAAGTAACCATTTCAAAACTCAAATCCCGAGGACATATTGAAATTTCAGGACAAGGTGCCTCACGTATTATCACCGTACTAAAAGAACCTACTGTCAAATTGGACAAGAAAGAACGATACAATCGACAACTAGATTTTTTAGAGGAGATTATGTTCTCAGATGTTGACCCAAAATATAGACTAGAAGCCTCGGCACAGCACATAAGATTATTAAACAAATTATAGAAAGGAGCAAAAACATGTCAGTAGAACATCAGCGTTTTGCGGTTGCGGTTTACGCAAAATTAAAAGCAATTAATATGAAACAATCTGATTTAGCGAAGACATTGAATATTAGCAATCCGTATTTGTCAGATATTATAAACGGCAAGCGTGAAGCGTCGAAAGTTAGAAAAAACATCATTGAAATTTTAGAATTGGAAATTCACGAAAGGAGCGAATGAAATGGGTCGTCCTGTAAAGAACAAACATAGAGCTATAAATTTCTTGTATGGTGTTTGGACATTAGAAGAATTCGCACAAGCTAGTCCAAGAACTTACGGTTGGTGGTTAGATAACATAAAAGACTTTCCAGAGCTTGCAGAATTCAGCAATTGGGCTACAAAAAATCAACGTGAAGCCTGGGCATTTGATGCGGTAAAAGCAAATGATTGGCTGATTAAAAAATTTGTATATAAGGAGGTCTGAAAATGATTGATGAAGTCGAACTATTACTTGCCAAAATACGAAAATATGACCCAAATTTTTGTCCTAAATCAACGGGTAAATATTTACTCACAGAGCTTCAATCTCGGCATTTAGACCACGAAATAAAACACAAGAAGAGACCAAAGTACAAGCATAGATTTGCGAATTCGATTGAGCGGCATTGGTAAAAGAAAAACCCACAGCTATAAATAGTAAGTTAGAGCTTACTAAAACTGTGAGTTACGAAATAATATTTGTATTAATTATAGCACAGATGTGGAGATAAGAGAATGAAAAAATTTTTAAATGAACATGAAAGTAAGCTACTAGTATTTCTGTTTTGTTTCCAAGTCGGAGCATTATTATCAGTCACATATATTGTAGCAGAGTGGATTAAAATATTCTTGAAATGAGGTTTTTAAATGAAGTTATTACGATTTTTTGGGCTAATAAGTATTGATGAAAACGGAAATGAATATATTGAAAAATCAGATAGATACACATTGGTTTGTTTAGCTTTGACTGTGTTGATCGCACTTGTTGTAGGAATCGGTGGATTGATATTAAATGGCTGAATTAATAGTGGTTGTTGCTTTGATACTACTATTAATGCTTCTTGCAAGGAGTGATAGAGAATGAATGTAGAAAATCCGATGATAGTTGATGATTACTGGGATGATGGATTTCGACACTGAGGAATGAGGCGAAGGCATGACACTAACAACAGAAACAATTAATAATTTAATCGGAATAAAAGAATCATATCAAGCATCTGATGCGCTAATGAAAATATTGTTTGATAGAGAAAAACGAGAAGAGATATTTAAGCAGTTTTTACAACATGATACGCATTTAGAAAAAGATTGGTTTCACGTCTATTTTGAAGAAGAGCATGCGAATAAAAAGAAATATGCACAAGATTTTACACCAACTGCAATAAGTAATGTTGCCTCACAACTGGTACGAGGATTAACAGACAGTCAGGGCGGAACAAGATTAGATGTTGCTGCCGGAACAGGTAGTTTAACG